CCCGATATACGCGACTGGGATGGTACAATGGAAGAAGCTATGAATGCGTACGTAGACCTACGTCGTAGTCAAGGCAAACGGCCTTTTATTGATGGCCCTCACTTTGAATTGGTGGTGTAATATGAAAACTACCGTAGATGCTAGAGACACTGAAAATGGTGTAGAACCAAAGCATACGGTGCACGTTGTTTGTGCGCATTGTGGATATGATCTTGATGAGGCCGAACTTGAAGCAGATACTTGTTCTGATTGCGGTACACCATTAAATCTAAAGCAGCACGTAGCTATAGAAGTTACTACGTTACCTTCTATATTTGGCGAAAGTATGTAGGTGGATTATGGCTCTAAAGAAGTTAGTATTTAAACCCGGTATCAACCGAGAAGTAACACGCTATTCCGATGAAGCTGGTTGGTACGAGTGCGATAAAGTACGCTTCAGACAAGGGTTCCCCGAAAAGATAGGTGGCTGGCAACGTATTTCAAGCACGTCGTTTCTTGGTGTTTGCCGATCTCTATGGAATTGGACCACACTAGGTAGCACCAATCTTATTGGTGTTGGTACCCACTTAAAGTTCTATTTAGAGCAAGGTGGTGGATACAATGACATCACACCTATACGTCTTACCACATCTGCGGGAGACGTGACGTTTGCTGCTACTAATGGGTCAGCAACGCTGACAGTTACGGATGCGGGGCATGGTGCACGAGACAATGACTTTGTTACTTTTAGTGGCGCTGTATCCCTTGGTGGGGCTATTACTGCTGACGTATTAAATGCTGAGTATCAGATCGTAACAGCCCCTGATGCAAACACATACACTATTGTTGCCACTGCTACAGCCAACGCATCAGATACAGGCAATGGTGGGTCATCAGTAGTCGGTGCGTACCAAATACGCACTGGAGAGCCGTACGAAGTACCTTTAACTGGGTGGGGCGGCGGTGAATGGAGCGCAGGTGTTTGGGGTACAGGTGGTGTTTCTACCGAATCTATACGTCTGTGGAGCCAATTTAATTTTGGAGAAGACCTTGTATTTGGCCCTCGTGGGGGCGCTATTTTCTATTGGGATGCTACAAACGGAATAAATACCCGTGGTGTTTACTTGTCATCTATTAACGGTGCATCTAATGTACCTGTTACGCAAAATTTGATTTTAGTATCAGACATAAACCGTTTTGTGTTTTGTTTTGGTACTAATGATGTTGGTACTGCTACCGTTGACCCAATGCTCATCCGTTGGTCTGATCAAGAAAATGTAGCACAGTGGACACCAGCATCTACGAACCAAGCGGGGTCCTTGAGACTGTCACGGGGAACTGAGATAGTTGCGGCTAAACAAGCACGTCAAGAGGTCCTCGTTTGGACCAACTCTTCGCTATATTCGTTACAGTATCAAGGCGCACCCGCTGTATGGGGCGCTCAGTTGGTCGGAGATAACATATCTATTGCATCTCAAAACACCGTGGCTTTTGCTAGTGGTGTGGCTTTTTGGATGGGTAAAGATAAGTTCTACATGTACGATGGGCGTAGCCAACCATTACCTTGCAACGTGCGTCGCTACGTATTTGAAGATTTTAATACGTTGCAGTATGACCAAGTATTTGCGGGTACAAACGAAGCATTCCACGAAGTATGGTGGTTCTATTGCTCAGCAAACAGCGACACCGTAGACAAGTATGTAGTGTTTAACTATCTCGAACAGACGTGGTATTACGGCACTTTAGCGCGTACAGCGTGGCTAGATTCTGGACTACGTGATTATCCTCTTGCGGCTACGTACAGCTATAACCTCGTAAATCATGAGCAAGGTACAGATGACAACCAAACAGGTACTCCTGCACCAATTGCAGCGACTATTACCTCTGGACAGTTTGATATAGACGATGGAGACAGGTTTGCGTTTGTATGGCGCATCATGCCTGATGTCACATTTGAGGGGTCTACAGCTACATCCCCCAGTGCAACGATGACATTACTCCCCCTCGCTAACTCAGGGTCAGGCTATAACAGCCCGTATTCCGAAGGAGGCAGTGCAACAGGTACGGTAACACGTACGGCTACGGTGCCTATTGAGCAGTTTACGGGACAAGTAAATACACGTGTTCGTGGGCGACAAATGTCGATAGAAATGGCTTCTACTGAACTAGGAGTCAAATGGCAGCTTGGATCGCCCAGAGTAGATATGCGTCCTGACGGGAGGCGTTAATGGCTAATGACATTGAGCGTACAGAACCACCTGCGTTACCGTTAGCTCCAGATACATATGAACGCCCGTTTATGGATCAAAACAGCAATGTTTTGCGGTTGTTCTTTAATCGGTTTATTAACTCGCTTAACAACTTATTTAGTGTCGAAAGCGGGGGCAAGTTCTTATACATGCCTCGCGGTGCCTTTTATAGCACCCAAGACCAAACTGCTTCTAATGTTAATACAGGATATGCAGTTACGTTTAACAATACGGTATATAGCAGTGGGGTTACGCTCTCTAACAATAGCCGAATAAACGTCCAAAATGCTGGCACTTACAAGTTTGATGTGACGTTACAGCTTGAACATAACAATTCTAGTGAAACTTCTGTAACCGTATGGGAACAGAAAAATGGCGCTGCAATAGCGTATTCAGGCCATATGTTTGATGTAAAAGGCAACGATGATTACGTTGTGCACTGGGGGTTTACTGTAGATTTAGCCGCAGACGATTACATAGAAGTTTACTGGGCAACTGGAGACACACAGCTAAACTTGCATACAGAGGCAGCAACATCACCTCACCCCGGTGTACCGTCGGCGTCCATTGATATATCATTTGTTAGCAACTCATAGTGTGTGCTTGCCTAATGTAACACACCGTCTATACTGGTTAGACCCTTTAACAGGAGCGAACCATGACCTTTGATTTTTTAGAGTTGTTTAACGCTGTCGGCGCAGCGCAAAAAGTAGTCACTAACGACTTCATACCTGCCGAATCCCTCGAAACAGCTATAACTGAAGACGTAACAAATCTTGACAGTTTAGATGTAACACTAACTTTCTTTGTACTTGGAGAGGCTTATGGCATCCCTGAAGATGAAGAAATAAACGATCAGTGGCCCTACGAAAGCGTAGAGTTACTAAGAAACTTTATATTCGAGCATAAAACTAAAGACCCCGAAGACGAGTTTGATTCGATTAAAGCACTTGTAAAGGAGCTATCATGATTTACATGACCCAGTGCCGAACAACGTGCACAACCGACACTACTCTGATTGACGATATACCCTACCCCCAGCACGCTCATATCCTACCGGATACGTTCCGCAGAGCAAAATCTGGATTAAAGTACCCCCCACACGTGCTGATAGAAAGCCTTATTGACGATGAGCTACGTAGTTATGTGGCTGACAACCCTGTCAAAGGTAAGACTGGATTTATCTTTGCGGCTGGAAACCAAGGCTGGATGGGTAACAATGGGCGGTACGATAAAAACCCTGACGCAAAACTGCATTACAAAGTTAAAGTGCCATTTATTGTGCTTACTAATATCTATGCAGGGCGTATAGCAAGTATGTTTGGTGTTCACGATCACGTATCAACAGATGCTAGTGCTTGTGCGTCTAGCCTACATGTACTAATGAATATGCAAACATTGATGGATAATCATGGGTTTGATCGAGTTATTGTATTTAGCGGTGAGGATAGTGTGAATAACCTCGTCCTAGAGTTCTTTGGTGAAGCAGGCGCTAGCTTGCAGTATAAAGACGAGGGAGAGCGCCAGCCTTCTGCGTTTGATGATAAGAACCAAGGATTTCATATTGGACAAGGCGCTGTTGTTGCTATATTTGAGAAAGAACACGCTGGTATGGCTGATCCTTTAGCTAAATTCCTTGGCGCATATAGTTCCGCAGAGGATAATACAAATCCTTTAGGGCAACGCCAAGACGGGTCTGGCTTTAGTAAAGCTATCGAGGGTGCATTATTTGTAGCCAAAGCACATCAAAATGATGTAAGGTTAGTTAAAACGCATGGAACTGGCACGCCAGTCAACAATGCTGCGGAAAAATCGGCACTCCTACGCTCTCTAAACGAGTTTGTAGCAACATCCTACAAACCACGTATTGGGCATACGATGGGTGCTAGCGGACTATTGGAGACTGGATTGTTACTACGTGACTTGCAGAAAGGCTACGTGCCGAAAATCCTTAATAGGACTCAGGATGATTCTGTGTTCCTGTCTTCTGACGCCCCCATTCCCGAGGGCCTAATGCTCAGTCTTGCTGCTGGCATGGGTAACATATACTCGGCTGCGTTGTTTTCACGGGAGGTGTAAGATGGAATTAGTAAATAGTAAGGAGAAATTGCTTAACGGGCCTGAGATTGTTGCTATGTCAGCATACAATATGCCAGACCTGAAGTATCCAAAAGAAGTTGTACTAGCAGCAGTTGCAATGGAGTTTACGTTACCTCGGACCGATCTTGTACAGATTGGTAATACTGTTTTTGTAGCCCATATGGGTAAAGGCAAGAGCAAGAAGAAGATGGTAGGGCGAGCTTTTAATGTTGATACGGGACGGAACTTTATTGTAAATGGGTTCAAGTATTTCACGTATCTACAGCAAAAAGGCATCACGCACTATACAACAGAGTTCTATGGCCCTGTGTTTCTAAATGGTTTTAAACTGTTTAAGCGCCGCGCAGACCAGCAGGATACTGAGATTGCGATTGGTAAATATAAAAATACTGACAAGTATGTGGTGTTCATGCGACTCGGTAAGAAACCATTGATGCGAGGGTTGTAAATTGAGTTTTATCGTCGATGCTATAACGGATGTAATAGACTGGGTTGCTGGCGCAATCACAGATGTTGTTGATTTCGTTTTTGACGAGATTGTAGAACCCGTTGTTAGTTTCGTTGGTGATACTGTACAAGCCCTACTTGATAATCCGATAGAGACAATAGCAAAAGCGGTGGCTATAGCGACGGGAAACGCGTGGGCTATACCGTTAATTGACGGTGCATCTGTTGCAGTTAATGGTGGAGACATCGGTGATGTACTTAAAACTGTTGCTGTGTCCTATGTATCTCAAGCAGTTGGTGGTGAAATTGCACAACATACCGCACCTTTTGTTGACGAAGTTATTGGTGAAGCTCTTAGCGAAGGTGTTAAAGCAGTAGCAGTACAAGCAATTACGCAAGGTACGGTTGCCGCTACACAAGCCATAATTTACGGCGAAGACCCACTTGAAGCATTTGCTAGAGGAGGACTTACCGCTGCGGTATCCGCAGGTTTAGGTAAAATTGGCGAACAAATGGGTTGGGAGATGGAAGTCACCGACCCTGAAACAGGCCAAACAACCACCAAAGCTATACCAAATGTTGTTAAAAACATGATTGGTGCGGCCCTTTCTGCTGAACTTACTGGGCAAGAAATTACACCGGAGCTAATGGCTAACGCACTAACACGTGGCCTGATAACAACTCAGCTTGTGCGGGATTATATTGTTACTAATCCTGACGTTGGTGATCGTGAGATAGGGTACATAGCTGCGGCACTTCAGCGCACTGCGGCTGTAGCGTTATCTGGTGGTACTGGCGAAGAAGCCGCTGCCCAACTTATGGGTGTTTTATCTGCATATGGAATGGAAGAACTGCACGATCAGATTGAAAACTCTGGTGTTGGTGATTTTATTGGAGATACGTTAGATAAAATATCAGGAGACTACCAAGTAGTTACCGATCTTGCGGATCAAATTGACACGGTTGGCCCTCGTCTTAGCGAAAACTATGCTGAATACGAAGAAAAATTTAATGCCTTAAAAACGCAGTGGGACGCATTAAACGAAGCTAAAGACCGTGCGCAAACGCTTCGACAAGATGCGGCTGAAGCTGGTGTCGGGTCAATGGACGCGCTTATTAATGCGGCAGAAACTGACTATAATAATGCGCTTGCAGAATATAACCGCCTTATTGATCTAGGGTATAACGATGACATTGAGCGACTAGTTCCTCTAATTGAAGCAGACAATGCGCTATTAACAACACTCCAAGAAGACATTATTGTTGCTCAAAATGACCTACAGACAAGTGCTGATAGGCTAGATGGAGAGCTTGTTCCTGTATTTGAGCAAACTCAAGAATACTTTGTTAGCGCAATGGACCCCGGCTTTAACGCTCAAGAGTATAGACAGCTTAACAACTTACCAGATGATGTAGACCCCTATACGCACTTCTTAACCGAAGGACAGCACGATAACGTCTACACTAACTGGGATCAATATTACGAAGCAAGAGACCAGATTCAAAATACGACTATGACCCAGTTAATATGGGGTGGTTTTGGTGTTGGAGAAAA